GTTTTTTTTTTTTTTTTTTTTTCGGGGGTTTAATTGTGCAAAACACAAAATATAAACCGTTACTTCGAGAGTAACAAAGAAACGTACGTGGTTTCAGTCCAATTTACCGTTTGAGAATGGTTCACATAAGCCATAGTCCTTCGATATAATCGCTCTAGTAGCGTAACAATCAATGCAGTTGCCCAAGCCGCACAAATCGAAATACTCAACCATTTCGAAATACATAGAATTCGTAATCCCGTACCTCATGCAAATCTCATCCACAGGGACGTCAAATGCCGTGCCGTCCGTGCTCAACCAATAAAAATCGGCGTTGCACTCATCGTCATCTTTGACCCTGTATTTCAGGCGAACACAATCCATAAGTGGGTGTCCACCGCCATGTTTGAAGCTGTTAATATAGCCAGCAGTAAAACGACGTGCGCGTTCCTCAATAGGGATAGTCTTGCGGCCGGGCAAATCCCCTTTACATTGCCCGAAAGACCTGATGAACACCCCGATGTTCACCATAGCGCGCAGTCCATCACGTGTTAATACTGGACTATGCTTCAAAAATTGTAATCCGTGATAAGTCCGACACTCATCCAGCGTGACAATATAGCCGGCCGAAGCAGCAGCTTTAATAATGCCATCCGGGGTTCGATCAGTCGAGTCAGCAATAGCGTTGAAAATTAGCAAATTAGCCAAGTTATTCATAAGGGTGGTTAACACACTTCCCGAATACAAACAAGGCACATTCACAAATGTTTCGTCCATATAGCCTCCTTTCTTGATCTTGAGGTTCGTGCCGCTCGCGCTCTTCAACGTCAGAGGTAGCTTCAACTGCTCAACAACTTGTTTAACAAGTCTCTGCTCTCTTCCTTCAAAAAGTTCCACGAACAGCCTAAATATAGAATGAGAATGAGATGCGTCGCACGAACTGATGTCCATGTTATACATCTTAACCCCGTCCTCAGTCTTTACTGACAGACAAGAGTCATCTGAAAAATACACAAACTCTACATCCTTAACTGGGTTGATAAGCAGGTTAAAGGCATTAACTAACTTATCAGCAGAAGGAGAATCAACGAACTGTGCACGACAACCATTCCACATAACAGGCGCGTCGGCCATGCACTGCTTAATAAGCTTAGCAAGGACAGCTCCGATTAATGAAACAGGAGTAGTGAGATCGTTAACCAATCTTGTGTACTTACCTGGTTTAGCGATTTCGTCTCGCTTCACCTTCCCAATGACATTTTCATTCCATATCTCCCTAAACAATATATTGTCCTGCAATACGTCGCTAAACGCCTGTAAGCGCATCTTGCGCTTTGGGTGTGGCATTTTGACGAGTTCTCTAATGACAATATACAGCTCGGGCATAACGCGCGTCGTGTGCCGCAACGCATTGCGCATAGCCCTAAACATATTCCTGGCGGACTTACTATGGCAGATGTTCAGTTGGTTGTTTGTTAACCGACCCTCATCTTCCAGTCCGCGAGACAAATCTCCGCGAGCGCATGTCAAACGCCGAATCGACTTAGCCAATCCGTTATCATCATCAGCAAGTATAACTCCCTCATGATATACACACGGACCGTATCTAGTGCGATACGTCTTATCAACACGCAACTTACGAGTTGCTCTCATATCCACATACCGCCTCACATATGCGACCGACCTCTTGGTGGCTTCCACGACACCAGTGTAAAACACGGTCTGACGAACGAAACGCTCGTCAACATACCGGTACACCACGTGTTCACAATGGCAGAAGTCATCAGGCAAGCCGATAACGCGAGTGGTATAATAATATTGTTTTGATTGCTCCAGCAATCCAGCCTCATGGCGCACAACCTCACCATCACTATTAGTGGTGATGTCCTCATAAGGTAGATCAGCAAGAAACAAATCGATAGGTAACACGTTGTGGCGGCTACTTGAGAACAAGTAACCATCTTTTAGTTGTTCGGGCCTAAACACAGGCACCACGTTGTAACCGGCGATCTGTTTACCCACCTGAAATAATTCCGCAGTGGGTTTAATATTGAACAGTTCGCGATTGTGGATGTACATGTTCCACAGCTTCTCAGCGCCTGGCTCGACATAACTGCCGATCAGGTACCAATTGTTGTTTCCTAGGTACACCTTGTCAATCTGGCACGACGAGGTAACCTGACGGTATAGGCCGACGGCAGCAATCCCGTATTGCTGCTTGCCGGCTACTCACCGTACTAAAATACCACGTGTCGGGACAGTGAGTCGCGCCGTATACCGCAAACGGCGCAATTCGTTGATATAAGCCATGCATGTGTTGTGTCTGATAGATTCAGGCAACACAATACCGTCGACGGCAACATCACGAATTTCGTTCATCATAGTCCCATAAAAGTGCGCTCCGCCAGAGTCGGCATCGGATCCGGCGAATCTGAATTGTAATCGAGCATATGCTACGTTAGAAGTAAGCGCACTAAAACATGCAGAATAGCCAATACTTGAATTTAGCTCGAATTCCAACCGATCAACACCAGCCACGTCATACATAAGATGACGATTCATACCGACGAATTCGCCGGGTGTCGATGTAGAAGGAGCACGGCAACAATCCATTAGACTGCCACATGATAGATACTTCATACGCAAATATTGTATATAATTTAAACCGTAGTAGTCCAACTGCTCAATACGTGCATATATCAATCTTGATTGTAAATCAGCCAAGATTGCTTTAGCAACAGCGGAGACTTCTTCGTAATTATACAACAATGGGCATTTCAAGATCCACTCACACACACCACGTGCATCATTTAATAAATGTGCGGTGGTCAACTCAAAAGTGAGTCGCTTGATCCGTAGAGATTGATGTAATCTCTGACGAGGAATAAGCTGCATACGACCGATTAGATCGTGGTTGATACAGCCGTAGCCGCACGTGCGCACTGTGTGCATCACGAACGCCGGTACTTCCTCAAAGAACAAGTAAGCGATGGGATCATGAGCCACCTCCTCAAGGTAGGTGATACCGCGATTTGTCGCATATCTCAGATCTTCGAACGGTTTGCTGGGCGGGGCATCCTTACGTGGTAATCGCACAGTATTCACGCCCTGTTTGACTACAACCATGGTGAACTTAATGATACCATTCGTGGTACCAGTACACCAGTGGTTGTAGCTAATATGGACGCGATTGTTGTACGTTACGTTAAAGGACGTATCGATAGGCTCAACAACCGGAGGTTCAGGTATAAGCACGTCGATTGGTAAATTAGCAATCGCTTCGGGCACACCAACAACCTCATTGGGGATAACAAGGAGCTCTTGGTCTCCTAACATTTCTTCATCAAATTGGGGAACAGGGTTGTATACTCTCAAAATATCGTTTCCAAAATTATCAACAACAAATCGTAAGTTATTTAATAGGGCTTCCATAATAAAGTAATATATAGCGAAGAGAAAATCCACCGGTGGCAATTAAGACGCATCCACACGGCACTAATTACGTCGACCGTAATTAGGCAAAGATGAAGAAAATACAGCCCGACTGGTCCATTAGAAAAGAGGGTACCAGGTTGCCGACGCGAAAACAGTTCCGCCGGTCCCGTGTTTCTGGCCAAGAAGTGACAGACACCACACAGCCACTGCCATCCACACGCAAAATACAACCAACCAAAACGCCATAAAGACGGCCCGAAGCTAAAAGCTACAGGTCTAGGTTACGCACTATAACACGACACCACCTAATGCCGTGAGTTAAGAAATTAAAAGATATAAAATAAAAAGTGGGACGGACGAGTCGCCACACTCTCCAATCCTACTTAAGCCAGATCAATCCACTGATGAAATGGCGTCAGCTCAAAAGGAGAATGGAGAGGCTTGCCATGACCTTACATTTTAAATGGTTACTACTGTTCGCCGACGTACTGCAAACTGCAGTGATAACGGTGTACGATAGCGTACACTGCGCAAATAGCCAATACAATATTTGCGACAACGTCTAGAATTGTTAACACATCTAAAGCGTGCTGATGGTAGTTCCAGGATTGGTAATTCGCGTTACCCAAAGGTCAGTTCGACCATTAACACTCCCGTTAGCGTTAGTAACGTTAAACGAGTATGTAGTGGCGGATGCCTGAACGAAGAACGTAGTCCCGGTGTAGCTACCACCAGAGGTGGTGGCGTCCGACATTGTGACGAAAGACGACGTAGAAGAAAGAGCTGTCACGGCCGAGCACCCAACATAAGAACCAGACACTATGTTGTGTACTCCTATGGCACCGGCAGCGGCCTCATTAAAGAAGAAGTCAATCTTGTAAACATCGCCGACGGCAGCGCCGGAAATAGAAAAATTTAGGATTTTGGATGTTGACTGACTAACTAAAACAGTCAAGCCAAGAGACGATACCGGAGAAAATATCGTGGCTCCGACTGTTGACCAAGAAATATCACTAACTGCTTGTTGATAATGAGCAAATGCGTCAACAGGAGAAGTGGCGATATTTGTAATGATAGGTCTAGTTAGTTCGATGTCGTATACGGCCCACAGCTCTCCCAAAACGGCGGTAATTGGAGTCTGGTAACCGACAACAAATCGGACATAGTCAGTAAATGGTGTGGCAACCAAGTTACTTTCGCGTGTAGTATACTTGTTCAACGCCTGTTTCTTACATTCCACGCCGTAAACAGCGCACTTATCTGGACGGAAACTGATTACTTCGTCTGAATTTTCCATAATACGCTTTGATGCGTACAACGGTGAATTCAGGTCGTATTGAGCGCCCATCATGATAGTACCCATAGCACCGGCAGAATAATACTCGGAAGTACTGCTAACATACTCAAAGGCAAGACCATGGATGTGGTATTGCTCAAAGTTGCTAGCGAGATTAGACAACCAAGGAAAGACAGAACTGTCGGCGGGATTGATGTTAAAAACCTGTGTGTTAAACGAAGTAGAAGATGAGACGAGATCTCCTATGTACTCTCTATGCTGCACGCGTATAGTCTGATGGTTAGAATTGTCCTTCGAAAGAGACTGGGGCATCAAAAGGCTATTGGACTTAACCAATTGGTTGGAGATGTAATCACCAGAACCAATAAGCTTAGACAACTTAGCACCAAGGAAGCCGCCGATCTCACGACCGAAGGGTACAGGAGCAAGAGATCCAGCAGCTTCGCCACCGGAAATTAATGCCTGTTTAACTACAGGTTTTAATACGCGCTTCAAATCATCGAAAGATACAGAAGTGGGAGGACTCTTCGCTTTCTTTTGTTTGTTAGTATTATTATTATTATTATTATTCTTAGGGGTTAATATTATTCATACTCGTGATCTCAACCAAATCACGGAACCTTCCAAGAGAGAAAGTGGCTCTCAATCTTATAACGCGTGAAGTACCACTAAAGGTTATCGCGGGGGCACATTCGCAACTAAGCAGTGTGTGCCGTCCAGCCGCAGCCACTATACCGCGTAAGAATATCCGCTCGACAACCACTCCTGTCGGGAAACTTATTCTTGCGGCAACACCAATTGGGTCCTAAATAAAAATTTGAGGGAATTGAAGTGTTAGCGTCAATGACGCAGCCGCGCCTCGGTAAAAACCGACGCGCGGAGACCCCCGCCATGCAAGCTGG